CGTCGCCAAGCTCAAACACACCGCATCAGCCCGGTCAGGAGACTTCAAACCGCGCTTCTTCATGCTGTCCTTCGACTCAACCTGAATCTTCCCGCTGCTCGTGAACGTATATCTCGGAGCCGCCAGCTCCGCGAACAACTGATCGTCCTTTGGCAACTCAACATCCCGCCCCTCAAGCCATTCCTTCAGCTTAAACCACAACTCAGCACGGCTGTTCATGTAAATCCCGTTCGCCGCAGCCCTCTCAGACACGTTCAGACCACGCGCAGGCAGCCCCAACTCCCTCAGACGGTCCAACACACCCGCCCCAAGCCCGATGCTGTCCACAATGATCTCCGCAGGCCTCAGACCCGGCGCGCTCGTGTCATACTCAACCTTCACAGCCCCCGTTAGCTGCATCAAGTCCATATTCCGCCACACCTTCAGCGGATGCACCTTCGGACCCTGCCTCTTACACAAAACACTGCTGTCATTCCCATGCCGCGCGCAATCCAATCCCCAGATCGGCGTCGTATGCTCATCAATTTCAACCTCATTGGCCTGCGCACGCTCAATCAAGTGAACCGGTATCACCGTGTCCTCTTCAGCGGGCGGGAAATTCCCCAGCACGCGAATGTGATACGCCGGACTGTCCTCGCCATACCGCATCATCATCTCGCCAATGAAGTCATCGCTGACCCTCGGACTATCAATGCAACTGACGTGCATCGTGTACCAATCATCCTTCAGCCGATGGTGCGTGTCGTAAAACAGCCCCGTGTTCCGCGTAGGGTTCCCCGTCAAAATCGTCGTCGCACTATGCCCCGACATAGACCCCGCAGCACTCTCAAACACCGCCTCAGGCACACCGCTGGCCTCGTCAGCAATCAACAGCACATGCGGACTATGCACCCCAGCCAACGCCTCAGGCTGCTCGGCACGACTGGTCCGGCAACTAATAAACGCATCCGCCGCGTGGCTCTTCAACTCGATCCTGTCAGCCTTCACCTCCAGCAACTGATCAAACGGCGGCTTCAGCATCTTCGTCATTCGCTTTACCTCGGAAAACAAAGCGTCAAACAACTGAGAACTGGTCGGAGCGGTCATAACCACCTTGCCAGGCACCCGCCAAATCAAGTGCCACAATGACGCCATCGCAACAGCGGTCGATTTCCCAGTACCGTGCCCTGACCGAACACTCACACGCCGTTGAGTCGGATCAGCCACAACACGCAGAAACTCCTGCTGCCAAGGGTCTGGCTCAACGCCGATCACCTCCCTGGCAAAAGCAACCGGGTCATTCCCATAACGCCGGGCCAGCTGCAAAAACGGGTTTTTAGGTTCCTGCTTGGTCATTCCACACCCTCCACAAAGCCAAAGCCGCTGTCAGCCTTCTTATTCCAATTTTTCATCGTCGTATATGACACCCCATACGCCTCAGCAGCCAAAGCCATCGAGGCAAACTCCCCTCTGGGCGTCATGAACGGCTTGGCGCGCGGGTGGCGTTGACGGTCTTTGAGGTGCGGGCGCCCGCCACTTTGCCTGCCACCATACGTGCCACCAACCAAATGCGCCGGGTTGCAGCAGGCGCGGTTGCCGCAAGTGTGCCGAACAACCGCACACATTGGATCACCACCATGAACAGCATGGATCAACCGATGAATCAAAACGCTGTGTGTCGCAACCGTTGCAATGCCGTAACCCTCAGCCGTCTTGGCACCACGCCACTCGTGGCAGCCGTCACCCGTGCGATCAATGCGATCAATGCGATCAAGCACCCTCTCCAGCCACGACGTGTCAGCATACTGCAGAAGCTCCACTAGGCTCTGGCCGTTCGCGCGCCTGCCTGACGGGCTGCCGTGGCTGCGTCGGCGTTCGCGCATGTAGCAGGCCATGCACATGCCTTTTACTTTGATCGGGCGGTCTTGGTTGCAGTGCGGACAGGGCATTTTAGGTCTCCTCGTTGCTGTTAATGAGAAGATGTTAAAGAGGTGTGGTGGGTTTGGCAATTTTTTTTTTCGGGGCGGCTTTGGCTTTTTGCAGAAGGGGTGGGGGTGGGTAGGTCGGTCTGTTTTGGCCGCCTGAGCAATGGCCCCCGCCGCTGCGATCAAGGGGGGGTCTTTTCGCCAACCGTGCCGCCGGATCGGCCCCCGATGCTGCCCATTTAACGCAAGATGGCCGATAATACCTCATATGTTCACACCCAAACCTAACAATATCAATGACTTAGCGAATTATGGGCTTTGATAATGCCAGGTCAGGTTGAGAATGTGCAATTTGCGTAGCAGCTTTGGGGTATCTGAGTACCTCACAAAGCTTGAATGTTAATGCCTTTTACATTATCGCGCGCGCCCGCTCATCCGACCGTTCCCGGTGCGCGATTTCGCGGTAAATAACCCTGAGAGCCGCTGAGAAGCTCCCTGAGCGCCCTAATCATCTTCTAGGCTGTCCCACTCCCCCTCGATGGCTTCCTCGCCCACAGCGCCCGCTATGAGCGCCGCAGCCTGTGCGTGCAAGTCTTCCACCTTCAGCGTGATCGTGCTCTCTCGTTGCCGCACGTCATACTGCGCGTTCAGCTTACCCGCGATCCACTTATCCGTATCAACCTTGAGCCTGGCCATGTTGACTTCAGCCGGGTCGCTCACGTTCTGCGCGGTATCAACGGCTCGGGCTGCATAAGCATGACCCGCGTTTGTCAACGCCGCTTCATACCTTTCCTTCCTGCCCTTACCTCTGTTGATCCATTGGTAAAACAGGTTGAAGCCCAGATCATACTCAGCGGTCAGAGTCCTGATGCTTTCCCCATCGGCAATGCGCCCGAGGATAACGTCCTCCCCGACCGCATCGAGCCTTGCCATTTTCTGCTCTCCGATTTTACCCATTTTTGCCTTCCTTTACCTTCCACATAACCATTGGCAGTTTCGTTTTGCTTCTGTCCGTGACGCGCTTATCGAGCCACCCCTTTGAGTGCATTGCGCCCAGCGTCGCCGTGATGCTTTTCTTCTGATCTGGAAACTTATCAGCGATCTGCTGCGTCGTCATCTCGCCGTCCATAGCTTCCACGATTTGCTGCTCTACACCTTCCAGCCCGACGGGTGCATCGTGCATGAGCCTGACCTTCTTGGCCATTATGCGTCCGTTCGGGCTGGTGACTTTGCGAACCTTGATCCAACCTTTCGCCTCCATCCTGATGATCGTGTTTCTGACGCAGGTATCGGATCGACCTGTCTTCTCCACCAGGTCCGCTGCCACGACCCAGTTCTTTCCACCGACGACGGCGTCCAGTTCCTTTAGCGCCTGAATGACTGCCGCTTGGTTTTCCAGCGCGCTTTGATTGACGAGCGGTGCGCTTTTCTTTTGCATAGCGCCCCTGACCCTTGCGGTTCGCTTGGCGATTTCCTTGGCATCCTTTTCGAGAAGCTCGCGATACCTGTCTTCCCCGATCAGCTCGATGATGCGTGGCGCAGTTCCTTTGACAATCTTTGTGGCGACAACGTGAGCTTTGTGGATTGGTGTCAAGGCAAGTGTCATCGTGGGTCTCCTTTGAGGTTGATTATATCACCATGGTTTCAGGGCTCTGGTGCACGCATCGTGTAATGACAATTTCATGTGTGCTGTTGTTGTTCAACAAAAATCACCTCGTTTTCCCAACGCGCCAAGCCCCACCCCACCAAGTCCCCCAAACCAGCCTTGGGGACCAAAGGGCGCAAGGGCGCAAAGTTTTCAGTCGCTCTATATAAAAACTGTAGACTTCAAAATTTCCCCCTTTTTCTACAGTCTACAGTTTTTTCACTGACTTCTTACTTTTCTTCTCTCTTTGATCCCTAAAGAAGAAAAAGTATAAGAAAATAAGGGAAAAATCAGGGGCGCAAAGTGTTTTACTTTGCGCCCCACTTTGCGCCCTTTGGTCACTTTGCGCCCCTGCCACCATCAAAACGGCACGTCATCGAGGTCTGGCCCAGAGGCGTACCACTCCCTCACTACCGCCTTCACCCCCTCAGAATCGAGACTTTGCGCCCTTTTGAACCACACATAGTGATGGTTTGCGCCCACCTTAATCCTGCGCCCATCGACCTGCGAAAACCCCATATCGCGCAACACATTCGCCAGTGCGCGCTTCTGCGGAAGCTCCTTCGTGTCAATACACGCGGCATCACTTAGGTACGTTACATCGAGGATATTTTCGTTCACAATCGCGCAGCGGTAGTCCTCAATCGCCTCCTCAATGGCGACACGATCATCGCTTTTATTCGCTGCCCTCATCTCGGACACCCCCTTGGTCAGAGGCGCTCGACCGTGCGGGTTAAAGTCCGCTGACAACTTGCGGTCCATCAAGAACCGACCGATGGCATCTGCGCGCCTCTCTGTCTCTGAGAAGAGCGTGTCAAAGTATCTAGCTGTTTCTGTCTCGCCACCGTGCTGTTCAAACAGGTCCTCTTTCCTGCTCTGCCTGCTAAAGATGACGCAGTAACGGCGGTCATTATCGCTCATCGGCACCGCGTCCTGGTGGTTAGTGGTCATCATGTACGATGAGAAGTTCGGCGCGTGGTAAGCTGTGCCGCCCTTCGGCTCGACTGCGATGGCGTTGTTCGAGATCATCGGCTTGAGTTGATCGAGAATACGCCACTTGTTAGTGCCGCTGATGCGTATCTCTTCGATGCCAACCAGTCTTGACCCGACAGCCCAATCGTTAAAGGGTCGTTCGATCATCGACGTGTTGATTGTTCTGGCGTTGGTGCCAAGCAGGTACTGCATGACGTTGTAGAAGTACGTCTTGCCGTTACCCTCGACGCCCCAGATCAAAAGGCCCCATCGCACACGGTTCTGCGGCCTCTGGTACACATACGCCATGAAATCAAGAATGATCTCCCGCTCTCGCGGCTCTTCAAACGTGTTTTCCAAATGCTTAAGGAAGAGGTCCACGACGCCCTGTCCGTCCGCGTCGATTG